CAAGGCAACGGGACGGTTGGGGCAGACCCTTATCTAGCGTCACGAGTATCAGGTTACCCCGATCATCGGCGCGTTGCTTATTTGGTATCACGTGGCCCAGCAACGTGGTCAGCAGGAAGCAACTGGAAGGGGTTTATCGGCAATTCACCGAACTTGCCGAAGGTAGAATTCGAATTAGAGCGTTTTCCAGACGTGCCGTCAGGGGGCGCAATCGGCGGTGACGCTAATCCTATCTGGATGCTCTACGAGGCATTGACAAATAACGTATGGGGGTGCGGCGTTGACCCAGCAGACGCCTTTGAGGGAATTGATGACGCTTCATTCCAATCGGCTGCCAACCAGGTGGCGGCTGAAGGGTTGGGCGCGTCATACATCCTGCAGGAGTCAATACAGTTCCCACGCTTTGCCGATATGATTTTGCGCCACGTTGACGGCGTGTTATACCGCGAGCCGACGAATGGCAAGTGGACGGTGAAGCTGATTCGGGACGACTACAACCCAAATCAACTGCTAATTCTGGACGAAACAAACATTATTGAAGTTCAGGAATTCGGCACGGACGTAAGCGGCAATTTGCGTGACGTGGTGCGCATCAAATTTGCCGACCGCACCAAGCAATACAAAGAGTCTGTAGCGACTTTCCGTAATCCTGCAGTACGTGCAATTCAGGGGTACTCTTCGGCTGTCGAGTTGGACTTTCCGATGGTGCGTGATCCCGGCGTAGCGCAACGCATTGCCGAACGCGAAGCGCTGGGGTATTCGTATCCGTTACGCCGGTTACGAGTGACGGCAACACGGAAGGCAGCTAATTTACGTCCGGGTAGCGTGTTTCGATTCGTTTGGGCTGGGTACGACGTGGACGCAATTTTTCGCGTCACGTCAATTCGGCTTGGTTCGCCGGTTGATGGCGTGGTAATTGTCGAGGCGGTTGAGGATAAGTTTTCAATTGCCTCGACAACGATTGGCGCGCCACCGTTGCCGCCGCCACCGCCAGAAGACCCGCCACCGCCAGAAGACCCACCAGATGATCCGCCGATTTAGATATGACCGAACGAGAAACACAACGTCGAATCGTTGACGCATTGCGCAAGGCTGGTTGCTTGGTGTGCGTCACCAGTAATCGGCGGCACACGGCGAATACGCCGGGAACGCCTGACCTGTTTGTTTGGCACGCCGGCAAGTGGACAGCGCTGGAAGTGAAATCGCCGGATGGGAAGCTTACGGCAAAACAATCGGCGCTTGTAGAGTCCGGCGCTGTTTACGTAGTGAGAAGCGTAGAAGAGGCTTTACGCGCCGTGCTAGGATATTGACAGACTCGGCAGTAGCAAGAGACTAACTGCCTAGACCTAGAAAGGGTTGCTAACTACTGCTGAGTCAACTTTTTCGAGGGGCGTGTCGTGCAGGTAAACGAAGCCGGGTTGAAGCTGCTCAAAAAATTCGAGGGCTTGCGTTTGCGCGCCTACCGTTGCCCGGCTGGCGTCTGGACAATCGGCTATGGCCACACCAAGACGGCGAAACGGGGACAGGTTATTACCGAAGCCGAAGCTGACCGATTATTACGTGAAGACCTGCGTATTTTTGAAAAAGGCGTGTTGGAAGCGCTTGGTAACGCGCCGACGACCGAAAACCAATTCAGTGCAATGGTTAGTCTAGCGTTCAATATCGGTCTCGGTGCGTTTCGTCGGTCAAAAGTCTTGGCTTTTCACAAAGCGGGCAAGACAGCGGAAGCCGCCCGTGCTTTCGCCAACTGGCGTAAGGCAGGCGGCAAGGTTTTGCCGGGGCTGGTGCGTCGGCGCGCGGCGGAAGCGAAGTTGTACCTGACGCCAGACAGTGAAAAAGCCCAGCCCGGTGGAAGCCAGGCTGGGCAACATCCAAGTAGTCCGGTTTAGGTCAATCCGGCAAGACAGGAATAGAGAGAGGCCGGCAGGGCATCACCAAGTGGCGGATCACGTTGTGCGATTGGTCGGCTGGAGACAATTCTATCGCATCGCGAATAGAACACCCCTCATCGGGCGGAGTGAACCGGATTTGTATATTCCCCGCCGGGAGCGCTTGAACGGCGTCACGCAAATAATCAACGTTGAGTACGCCAAACGCCGGGTAATCGCACTGTGCCGCTATCCTGACAGGCGAAAGAATAGTTTTGTCTTGAGCGGCGAAAGCTACGCAGCCGGGGCGAGTCCAGAAAAAGACGTTTCGGTTTTGGCGCGTGGTTTTCTGTCTGGCGTTCATCAGCGCCTTGAAGAATTCCGCCTTTTCGCAGCGCAGAGTGATCGAACCCTCTATCGGCGGGAAAACGTCAAAATAGTTTGGATAGCGCGCCTGAATCACAGGCATAGAGAAACCTGCCTTTTCGTACTGGATGACCGCCTCGGTGTCACTGATAGTAATCTTGAAGATGGCGTTTGAGGCACGAGGAAGTTTCAGTTCGACGAGCTCTCTCGCGCTCAAAATGGCGGTTACCGGCTCCCGGCAATCGTATCCGTCGTCTGTCTCGAACAAAGCCAAGCGATAGCCGTCTGTGGCGACGGCACGAAACTTTCTGGGAGTTACATCCAAGAGAACGCCACTAAACGCCGGGCGACGCGGGTCGAAATCCCGCGACGCGGCGAATGCCGTAGATTTCAGCGCGCGATGAAAAACGTCAGCCCTGATAGCTAGTTGCATGACTCACCTCCGAAAAAAGCGTCAAGTCGGACGCCATCGCCGTCCAAGGTCACGTCCAGCGCGCAGAACAGGTCTGGGTACGGGTGATTCGTCCACTTGGCGTACTCGGATGCAAAATTCGTGCCCGGCAATTTGCCGTCGTGCATCCACAGCCGCGACGGCGGAAATCCTGGCTTCCATACGAAAAAGTCGGACGGTAGCTGTATCTGCCACTCGTCCGCACCAGATGGCAGGAAGAAGGCAATCGTGAACGAGACGTTGCCGTCGTAACACCACGCAACTTCCTGGCTATCATAATTTTTTAGACAGATGCCTCGCTTGCTTGCCGCAAGCAGCGCTGCGGCAAGCGGGTGAACGGGTTGCCCAAAATGATGCCGCCAGGTGGCGGCGAATTCCTCGTGTGAAAGTTCCATTTTTCTTTTCTCCTTTCGGCAAGAGCGCCACGCTTGGATACGTGGCACAGGTCTCGTTTACGCTACGGCAGCAGTAGCTCTGCCGCCGCGAAGTCATCGGCGTGCGCATCGCACGTCTCGCCGGGGGCGATGAACTTGATGTTGAGTCGTCGGCGTCGCTTATAGCCGACGCCAAATGAAGCCGCCGCTCCTGGGCGGACGTAACCAACCCAGATGTCGTAGTGATTGCCGGCCATTTCGTAGACGGCTTTCAAGCCGTCTTCTGGGTTGGCCCGGCGCAAACATCCCTTGATTGCCCACGCCAGCCAGCCGTCGGCTGACTGGGAGGGGTCAAAGGTAAGGATTGTCTCGCCGGCGGCTTTCACTTGCCGCCAGACGCCGACCGCTGGAAGGATAGTGTCTTTAGGTACTCGCACCCGCGTGACGGGTGCGTAGGGCGAGTTGCTGCTTGTCCAAACGATGAAATCAACCATTTCTACCATTTTCTTTTTCTCCTTTCTTTCGGCAAGGCGCCACGCCCGGAGACGTAGCGCCGGTGTTATCAGACGAACCGTTGCAGCCGGGTGACTGCAACAATCTGTCCATCCTGTCGGATAGCCGTCGGGCCGGTGTCGGGCGCTAGCACGTCCGGGCGGCGAACGTGTTGGGCCACCAAGGAAGACACAATGTAAACCTTGCCCGGCTCGGGGTCAGGCAAACCAATCACCTGCCCGAACCGGGTGGTGACGACGGGAACACCGGCGATACCGTCGTCCGTCGTCTGCGTTGAATCCAGCCGGGCGATGCGCCCGGAGACCGGGATGGTGATCGGCTGCGCGTCGGACGGCTGAATCGTAATCGGATGCGGTGTGAGGTTGATTAGTTCCGTCATTTTTCTTCTCCTTTCGGCAAAAGGCGCGCCAGACGAGTGCCTGACGCGCCGGGATAAGGCTAGACCAGCACGATCTCAACGGGCTGGCCGTCGGCGTCCACCCAGACCCGTGGACGGCCGGGAAGGGAAGGTACGAGGGCAGCGCGCACTCCGTACCGGGAAACGAACTGGGCGACCTTGCGGCGGGCCGCTGCATACCGGTCGCCGTATTCACGAGACCGACCCCGCAACTCTGCCCCGGATAGTACGCCGGGAACGTGGCCATATTCCAGGACGTGGATTTGGTAACGCCCGAAGCGGGCAGGGACATCGGAGGCGGGAATTTCAATCTTCTTCAGCGTTGTCGTCGTTGTCATCGTCGTGTCTCCTGCGTTTTAGGGCCGCCGCCCTTGGTTGTTTTTGTTTTTACACCTTCCTATACGATATGTCAAGGGGAAAGTTCCGATTTTTTTTCGGAACCTTCCCCTTGACGGGGAGCTACGGACGGGCTGCTCGTACCTTGACAACCCGGAGGTTGTCCCGGCTGAGGAACTCCCACCCGTATTTCTCGAAGTGGCGCTGGTTGAATGGATGATCCAAGTTTGCCTCAACCACTACTAGGTAGCGCGCTCCACGACGCCACAGAATTTCTCCGGCGCGCAGGGCGCGCTCCTGGGTGGCGTAAAACTGAACGTACTCAGGAAGATACCGCGTGTACTCCCGGACTGGAACATAAGCCCGTACCTTCATTGCTTGTCTCCTGCGTTTCAGGCCCGCCGGCCATTGATTGATTCAACCTTACACCTTCATGAACGTTCTGTCAAGAAAAAAGTTTCAAGTTTTTTTCTAAGGCGCGTCAAGAGCTAAAAAAAAGCGCCACACCCGAAGGCGTGACGCAAGTTAGGCAGACAACGTTTTCACACGCGCGGAACGTGCGGGAGAATCCGAACGGGGGCTTTTACGCCGTTTCCAAACTGAAGCGTCAGCCAGGTTCCTGGTTTCGCATAACCAACAAACAAATTAGCATCGAACACGACTGGTTCTATTCCATCTTCTGGCAGACGCCAGAGGATGCGCCCTGTGAATGCCAAAGCAAGCCAGCCGTCACGCGATTGGCTGGTGTCCAGTATATAGGTGACTTTCCGGCCGGACTCTTTCCGCCGCCAAATCCCGGCCGCAGGCAAAATCGTGCCTTCAGGGACAAGCACGCGCGTAACGGTCGTGGACGTGGAAACCAAATCGAAGGTCAAAAGTTGGGCATTTGCCATCGTCGTATCTCCTGCGTTTTAGGCCCGCCGGCCATTGATTGACTTAACCTTACGCCTTCTTATACGCCTTGTCAAGCAAAAAGTTCCAACTTTTTTCTACTTGCGCCGGGAAGCTGCTTCAGGCGATAATACTTCCGCCGGACAGCCCGGCTATCTTCTTAATTGGAGGCTGTCGAAATGCCTGGACGATGGGAAAAGATTGCCGCCGCGCGGTCGGCGGAAGAGATGGAACACTTTGCTTACCTACGTCTGATAACCCGCGCCTTGGGCGTCTCGCACGAGGTGTTAGCCGACCGACTTGGCTTCGTTCGCCCGTTTGACGCTCAGGAAGCCCTGCGGGGGCGCCGAGAGCACACAGCGGACGAAATCGCCATCGAGTTGCTTGACGCCTGGCGCGCGTCACGCCGGAAATATCTTGACGCGGCGCGTTATATGGACTCGCTTTTAGCCGAGCTAGACGAGTCCACGCCAGATCAGGTCTAGCTGCTGGGCTGCCCAAGTCGCCGAAGGCGTGGTGTCTGCCAGCGGAAGCAGCCGCCACAGCCAATCGGCGGCGTGCGGGTGGACGCGATACGTGACTTCCCATCGCGCCCGGAACGCTGCCACAGCGTCTCCCCCGTGGGCGTCGACTTCAGCCCACCAGCGCCAATGCCAATCGCCGGATGGGTTTTCCTTTTCCTGGAGATACCGCGCGAGCTGATATTGCGCGTAGTGTTCAGACACTTCAGCCCTGCGGGCAATGGCGTCGAGATAGGCTTGCAGAACCGGGTCTGATTCGGACGCCTTCAGCCGAACGACCGCCGCTTGGATTTGTTCACGAGTAAGCTTCACCTTATTCTGTCCCCCGCTTTACGCAGCAGTAAAGACGCCGCCAGCCCGGTGTCTACAATCCGCCAGCCTGCATTATCCTGTACCGCCTCAACGACTTTGGCAGCAGTCAGCTCGGCAATCAGCTTGCCCCTGCTGGACGGGCGGAGATACACATCAGCGCTGTCAGGCGAGAGTCCACGCTGTTCAATCAGGTACTGGCGCAGCGCGTTACGCGAGACAAACGGCGCGCCGTCAACAACCTGCTCGCCAGTTGCCCACCAAGCAGCCTCGATAGTCTCCACGTACGCTTCAAGTTTGCCTTCCTTGGTTTTTTTCTTCTTCTCTTCCGGCGTCCCGGCAGGCACGAGCACAGCCGATTCCATTGGTTCGCCGTCCTCGTCACGCCAAGTCTCCAGTACGACCGGTTCAAGGCGGGCATAGACCGGCGCGGCTTCGCGGGCGTCCTTAATTTTGACTTGTGCCAGTTCAAAGGTTTTCTGGTGATCGTCCAAAGGTGAAACCAGAAACTCGGCGTCCACCGCGCCGCGCCAAGCAGACGATCCGCGCCCACGGCGTTGGGCGTCTTGTCCCCAGCCTGTGTGGTGAACGAGAACCAGCGCGCAGCCCAGCCGATCAATCAACGCCGCACACGCCGTGAGCATTGTCTTCACGTCTCCCGCCGAATTCTCGTCACCGGCAAAAAACCGGTGCAACGTGTCAACAAACACAAGGTCTGGAACGAGTTGCGTAGCGTCAAGCTCGCGGAAGACCTTTTCCAGTCCAGCCGGGGTGTTCAGGTCACAGCCAGACGCGGTGACGCGCCCGCGCGTTGTCCATGCAAAATCGTCGTCTGGTATTTGGTGGTACTGCTGCCAAGCCGCGAGGCGCATCCTCAAGCCGTAGTGACCTTCTCCGGCAAGATAGAGCACCTGCCCGGCTGTTGTCCGGCAGCCGAACCACTCCCGACCGGTGACGACCGAGGCTGCCCAATCAATCGCCAAAAAGCTTTTGCCTGCGCCGCTTGGGCCAACAAGCAAATTCAAGGTCTTCGGACGAATCCACCGCTTGACCAGCCAACGGATAATATCCGGTTGGCGGGCAAAGTCTGCAAAAGAATACGACCACACTTCGGCTGGCGAGGGTATCAAGGCGGCGGTAATCAGCTTCACCAGATCGCCGCCTGCGAGCCGATAGTCATTGGCATCGTGCCCTGGCGTGGGCGGCATAACGACCGTAACGCCGTATTCAGCCGCGCATTGGGCGGCGTATCGCTGCCCCGTGCCGTTGGCGTCGTTGTCCGCAACAACAACAACGCGCTGCTTAGGACAAATCGCCTTGACTTGCGCCGTGACCGCCGGAAGGTTAGAGGCGGTAAAGGCAATAAAGCAGGGAAAGCCTGTTGTTTCGTAAACGGATGCGGCGGTGGCGAAGCCTTCGGCAATACATACGACCTTGGCGTTGTCAATCGCCCCCACCAGCCAGAAGCAGCCCTTTGTTCGCGCCCCGGCGTGAAACCGTTTCTCGCCGTCAGGCGTGACGTATTGCAGACTTGTCAGCGTGCCGGCCGAATCGTAAAGGGGGACGACCAGCCTGCCGTCGCTGGTGACGCGCGTGCCGTGAGGCTGGACGCCCTTACGCACAAGATAAGGATGGTCAGCCGAGGCAGGAGCGCAGGAATCCCAGATAGCGCGCACGACTTCCGCTGCCAAAGCGTATTCCGCTTCCGCTTCAGCTTCACGCTGGGCGATTGCCTGCTGGATACGTTCTTGGCACTTCTGACGCTCTTCCGCTGACAGTTCGCGCCCAATTTGGGCGACCCAGGTTTGCTGAATGCCGGCACGCCAGCAGCCGAATGCGCCCGCCGAGACGCCATCGCTAAACCCAACGTACCAGCCCGACTTGTCAGCTCGTCCTGGCGTTGCTGCAAAACGTCGTAGCCGCCCGTCGAGAATAACCCGACGTGGCGGCTCCAGTCCGGCGGCTGCAATCGCCCGAATAAGTTGCTCTTCCGGCGATAACGCTGTCTTCGGGATTGAATCCCCATCGCTCTCGCCACGAGTCAGAGGGCGTCCGCTGAAAAATTGCGTCAGGTCAGTCACGGCTGGCGTCTCCCCTGGTATCGTCTGCTACCGGCGGAACCGCCGTGAGATACCGCGTCAGGCGGAGCACCACGTCCGCCGACGGACGCTTGGCGCGCCCTTGGCGGATTTTCAACAGCGTGTTGTAGTGCAACCCGGTTGCCTTAGCGACCTGCTTCAGTCTTCTGTCCTGGAGGCAGGCACGGATAACGTCAAGGGAAAGCGCGTCGTTCATTTCCACTCCACTGTAACTTTTCTGCGATTAGGTGTTGACACCATACGATTGTGTGACTATAGTACACGCGCGCATTGAGCTTGACAAGCCGACAGCGCAAAAACAACCAAACGAAAGGAGGCCATAAGAGATGGCCATCGCAATCAAGAGCACGCGCTCCCTTTCGCAGGAGAGCGGAGTCAAGGTACTTGTTTACGGTCAAGCCGGCGCAGGGAAAACGTCGTTGATACCGACATTGCCCGCGCCGATTGTGCTTTCAGCGGAAGGCGGACTGCTCTCAATACGAGAGCACGACATTCCGTACATCGAAATCGGTACGATGGATGATTTGCGGGAAGCGTATCGCTTTCTGCGAGATAGTCATGACGCAAAGGAGTACCAAAGCGTGGCGATTGACTCGCTGTCGGAAGTCGCTGAGGTGGTTCTCGCCAGCGAGAAGCGCAATAGCAAAGACCCGCGGCAAGCGTACATGGCGATGCAGGACGCTATGTATGACTTGATTCGCGCGTTTCGGGATTTGCCGGGGCGGCACGTTTACGTCACGGCGAAGCTGGAAAGAGCGCAAGACGAAATGGGTAGAATTCTCTACTCCCCGTCAATGCCCGGCCAAAAAACCGGGCAGTCACTGCCTTACTTTTTCGACGAGGTGCTGGCGTTGCGCGTTGAGCGTGACGCCGAAGGGACACCGCACCGCGCGCTGCTTTGCCAGCCCGACGGGTTGTGGGTTGCCAAAGACCGGTCGGGCAAGCTGGACACCTGGGAGCCGCCAGACCTTGGGGCGGTTATTGCCAAAATCACGAAAGGGAACTCAAGATGAAGTACGCCGATTCATTCCTGGAAAGATTGCTGATCGAGTGGCGCGTCGCAAAACAGCTTGAACAGGAAGCTGTCCACCGCCGCCGGAATATCGAAGACGAAATCAAAGCCGTCATCGGCTTCGACGAGGGGCGCGAAGGAAGCGAAACGCTGCCATTTTACGGCGGGCGCGTGACCATCACCGCGCGCCTCGACCGCAAGGTTGACGCACAGTTAGCGCGTCAGCTTGCCGCCGAAAACCACTTGGAAGACTGGCTTGACCGCATCTTCCGCTGGAAGCCGGAACTCGAACTCCGGGCGTGGAAGAAAGCGCCCGAACACGTAACGCAGGTTTTCGCCCCGGCAATCACCACCAAGCCAGGGCGGGCAACATTTTCCCTTGAACTTGAACTTGAGAAAGGAGACGGACAATGAAGCTCGACGAAACCATTCGCTTTGACGAACTACCCGACAACGAACTTACCGTCGTGCCAGCGGGTTGGTACATAGCCACCGTTGCTGAGGCTGAAGTCAAGTCCACCAGGCGCGGTGACGGACAGTATCTTTCAATTCGATACACCGTTCTAGGGCCGACGCATCAGGGACGCAGCGTGTACGGCAACGTCACGCTGCGCAACGCCAGCGAGACGGCTACGAGAATCGGCCGTGCGCAACTGAAAGAGCTGATGGGCGCGGCTGGACTTACGCAGCTTTCGGACACCGACCAGCTTGTGGGCGTAACGCTTCAAGTGCGTGTCACGATACGGGACGACCCACAGTACGGACAGAGCAACGAGGTGAAGGGCTGGAAGCCAGCAGGCGCACAAGCTCCCGTGCCGCATTCCATTGTGCTCCCAACGCCAGCACCAATGCCAGCGCCAGTCCAACCGCAGCCGCAACCACGCCCGGCCAATCGCCCGCCGTGGGCGTAGCGCAACGACTCGCACGAAAAAAACGGCTTCGGGAAATCTAATCTCGAAGCCGTTCTCTACACCAGACACAGAAGGAGGCACGACGCAATGCTTGACTTGGAACGTCTAGTAGACCAGTACCACGAAAAAGTCAACGCCGATGAGCAACCGCGTGCGTACCTGGGCTGCTCAATCGCCGGATACCGCTGCGAACGCCGGATATGGCTGACGTTCCGCTGGGCTGTTCAGGAGCGCTTCACCGGACGCACGCTTAGGATGTTCCGCCGAGGGCGCCTGGAGGAGGAGGTTGTCATCGAAGACCTCCAAGCTATCGGCTGCGAGATCGCGCATGCCCAGCGCGAGATCACCTTGACGCCGCACGTCAAAGGACACCTTGACGGCGTTATCGTCGGCGGGCTGCCCGGCTTCGAGCGTGAAAAGTTCGTTCTCGAGATCAAGACGCTAAGCGCCAACGCCTTCCGCGAGCTGGAAAAGAAGGGGCTTCAGGCTGCGCGTCCCGACCATTGGGCGCAGGTGCAGCTTTATATGCTCGGCTCGGAAATCCCACAGTGCCTGTACTACGCTGTCTGCAAAGACGATGACCGCATCTACACCGAGATAGTCAAACTCGATGCGGAACGCGCCACGCGGTTGCTGGAAAAGCTGGAACGACTGGTAACCGAGAAACGCTTGCCGCCGCCAATCTCGCATGACCCCACTTGGTGGGAATGCAAAGGTTGCCCGGCGTATTCCTTTTGTCATGAAAAAGCCCCGCTTACGGCACGCAACTGCCGAACCTGCGAGCACAGCGTTGCGCTCCCAGACGGGCAATGGGCCTGTCTGCTTGAACCCGGCGAAGCGGAAATCCTGACGGAAGCCGAACAGCGCGCCGG